TCCAGCAATAGAATGGATTAGTGGTACTTTATCATGGTGGTATATGGGTATACGACATCGTATAGATGGACCAGCAATAGAATGGGTAGATGGTATTAAAGAATGGTATATAGAAGGTAAACAATATACAGAACAAGAATTTAATGACCAAAAATTAAAGCAACAGTTGATACCACCAGAAATGTGGGAGATATGAAAACATATAAAAATGATAAAGGACAGTATCATAGGACAGATGGTCCAGCAATAGAATGGGCAGATGGGACTAAAGAATGGTTTTGTATGGGTATGTTACATCGTATAGATGGACCAGCAATAGAATGGGTAGATGGTATTAAAGAATGGTATATAGAAGATAAACAATATACAGAACAAGAATTTAATGACCAAAAATTTAGGTCAAGGCTGATACCACCAGAAATGTGGGTGATATAATGTATAATAATATAGGTAAATTTAATATATCATATCATTTAATTAAGCATTATCCAGAAATTGTTAAAATGATAACAAAGGATATGATAATAATATGTACTGCTAATAAAGAAGATTTTATAGAGTATATTGCAATAGGTAACATGTTTGAAGAAATTTCTGATAAAACAGATATACCATATTACATGATAATAGTGCATACACAAGATAAAATAAAAAATAAGACTATAACATATGACAGAATATTTTAATAATACCTAACAAAATGTGGGAGATATGATGGGATATATGAAAGAATATAGAAATGATAAAGGTTTATTACATCGTATAGATGGACCGGCTGTAATATTCGTTGATGGATCTAAAGGATGGTATAAAAATGGACATTTACATAGACTTAATGGACCGGCTATAATATATGCTTGTGGTACTAAATTTTGGTACATTAAGGGTAAAGAATTTACAGAACAAGAATTTAATGATAAAATATTTGGGTCAAGGCTGATACCTAAAGAAATGTGGGATATATAATGAAACCGTATTATAAAGAAAAAAATATAACAATACATCAAGGAAAATGTGAAGAAGTATTAAAAATTTATCCTACTGAATGTTTTGATTCACTTGTAACAGATCCACCAAGCGGTATAAATTTTATGGGTAAATCATGGGATAGTGATAAAGGTGGTCGTGATATGTGGATTGAATGGCTTACTGGTATAATGAAAGAATGTTATAGAGTATTAAAGCCTGGTGCTCATGGTCTTGTGTGGGCTTTACCAAGAACAAGTCATTGGACAGTTACCGCAATAGAAAATGCTGGATTTGAAATAAGAGATATTATAATGCATGTTTTTGGTACAGGATTTCCAAAAAGTTTGGCAATTGGAAAGGCCATAGATAAAATAAATGGAACAGAAAAAATTATCGGCAAAGGTAAGGCTGGTAAAACAGCTCTTGGTCAGTCAAGTAATTGGAATAAAACATGTGATCCTCATGAATTTAATATAACAGAGCCAAATTCACCTGAAGCAAAACAATGGGATGGTTGGGGTACAGCCCTCAAACCAGCAGCAGAACATTGGATATTATGTAGGAAACCAATATCAGAGAAAAATATTGCTTTAAATGTATTAAAGTATGGTACAGGTGGTATTAATATTGATGGGTGTCGGGTGGGGACCACAGACGACTTGAACGGCGGGAGCTATGGATCTACCACGAGAGACGTGGATACCTTTTTAAAAGGAAAGAAGCCCGCCGGTGCTGGAGTATTCGTACAACCCAAAGGCCGTTTTCCTGCAAATGTAATTCATGATGGTTCAGATGAAGTTGTGGGGTTATTTCTTAATAAAAAAACAACATGGGTATCGCCAACACATGCTAATAATCGAAATGGTGAATTTCTTGGAAAATTAAAACATCCCGGACAACAAGGATTTAATGACTCAGGTTCAGCTGCAAGATTTTTCTATTGTGCTAAACCATCAAAAGCAGAAAGAAATTTAGGTTTATCAAATGTAGAAGCTAAAAAGAAAGATGAAAGTAGAAAAGAAGGTAATCCAGGTGGTGATAATCCAAGAAATAGAGGTGTTAAAAAAGAAAGTAATAATCATCCAACAGTAAAATCAATAAAATTAATGCAGTATTTATGTAGACTTATAACACCCACTTATGGTAGAATATTAGATCCATTTATGGGATCAGGAAGTACTGGATGTGCTGCAATAAAAGAAGGATTTAGTTTTGATGGTATTGAATCAGAAAACGAATACTGTAATATATCAAAGCATAGAATACAATATGTTATCAATAAAAATAAAAATGATAATACAAATAATATAGATAATTTTTTTACATAGGAGTAATATGATAATTTTAACAGAAAAACAAAAAGAAATGTTAAAGAATATTGATACATCTGATATGAAAAGATGGCGCGAGTTTAAGGAACCTGATAAATTTATTGACAGATGGGATACATTTTGGTATACAATATATAAAGGAGCGCCACATGATAGAATTTTAGATTATGGCTGTGGTCCAGGATATTGTGAATTCATAGGTCATTATAGAGGGTTTAGAGATATTACAAGTCTTGATATTGATAATGAAGAAGTTAGAAGATGCTTTAAAAAATATACTGACATATTAGATATTATAGTACATTATTGGGATAACATAAAACTGCCTTTTAAAGATGGTTATTTTGATAGTATTGTATCTAAGTCATCTATACTTAAATTATCTCCTGCAGAAAATATATTAACCGCAGATAATATATTTATTAATCAAATCAATGAGTTAGTTAGAGTTTCAAGAAAAAATTGTAAATGGTATATAGCTCCAGTACTTCATGCCGAAAGACTCACTAAAAAGTTAAAGGATACCTTAATGTCAAAAGTATTAAAAAATAAAGCAATCACTATAGTACCATGGCTTAAGGATTTGAAAGGTTAATATGTTATATTGTAATGAAAAACGTAATGAACATGGCATGCTATATTGTATAACTGGCCCTGCTGTAATATATGCTAATGGTAGAATAGAATATTGGATCAATGGTAGACTTTTATCAAAACAAGAATTTAATAAGCTAAGAATAAAATTTTTAATACCACCAGAAATGTGGGAGATATAAGGAGAGATATGAAGTGTTATTATCATAATGATATGGATGGACATTGTGCTGGAGCAATAATTAAAGATGCTTTTCCAGCTTGTGAAATGATTGAAATGAGCTATGACAAAATTTTTGATTGGAATGTTGTAACAAAAGGTGAAATGGTATTTATGGTAGATTTTTGTTTACAACCTTTCAGTGATATGATTAAACTTAAAGGAATGTGTGATCTTGTGTGGATAGATCATCATATAACAGCAATAAATGATTATATTAAAAGCGGTGAAGATATTTTAGGAATGTTGGGTACAGATAAAGCTGGATGTGAACTTACTTGGGAATATATTCATAATAAAAAATTACCACAAGCTGTTGAATTAATTGGAAGATATGATGTGTGGGATCATTCGGATAAAAAAACAATACCATTTCAATATGGTATGAAATCTTTTAATACTATACCAGATAATCAAGAAATTTGGAAAGAATTATTTAAGTCGGATAAAATGATTGATAGCATATGTTTTAAAGGTAAATCAATACTATCATATATAGAAAAAGAAAATGAAGTATTGATAGATAGTTCAGCATACTTTATTAATATTGAAGGATATAAAGCAGTTGTATTAAATGTTTTATATAAAAATTCACAAGTATTTGATTCTGTTAAAGATGATTATGATATTATGATATGTTATGGATATACCGGTAATTTATGGACTATATCATTATATACTACCAAAGATGATATAGATGTTTCAATTATAGCAAAGAAATATGGAGGTGGTGGGCATCATAATGCAGCTGGATGTCAAGTACATGATATAGGATTTTTATTAAATGAATAATAAATATGGTGCTTCACAATATTGTCCTGTATGTAATGGTTATAATATAAGTGGTTTGAAATTACCTGAAGAATGTGTATGGTGTAATCCTTATCTATTAAAAACGATTATGACCATAAAAGAAGCAATAGAAATAGCATGTAAAGAACCAACCTTACTTGATGCTTTATCATGGATATGTATTTGGGAATCTGAAAGAGTTGTTAAACAAGCTAAAAGAGGATTAAGAGGTCCAGATGGTCAAGGTTGGGACACTTGTTTTAAGTTTTGTTTAAATGAAGTGATGATAAAATATAAAACAAAATAAATTTTAATGGAGATAGTATATGGAATGTAAGATTGTAAGTGAAGTTGGAATAAATCATAATGGTGATATGAATGCTGCTAAAGATCTTATTGATATGTCAGCATTGTGTGGTATAAAGTATGTTAAGTTTCAAAAAAGGGATATTAATGAATGTTATACCGCTGAGTTTTTAGATTCACCAAGAGAAAGCCCTTATGGTACTACTCAGAGAGACCAAAAGGAAGGAATAGAGTTTGGTAAAGATGAATATGATGAAATAGACAAATATTGTAAAGATAAAAATATGCAATGGTTTGCAAGTCCTTGGGACCTTAAATCTGTTAACTTTTTATCTCAGTATGATATACCATACATTAAAATACCATCAGCTCTTATAACAAACAGTCCTTTATTACAGAGTATTAAAAAGACTAATATACCTGTTATAATAAGTACTGGTATGTCAACTAAAGAAGAAGTTGACGGCTGTATAAATGTTTTAGGTGATCAGATAAAATATATCTTAGCTTGCACATCTACATATCCTACAGCATTAGAAGAAATGAATATGTCTTTTATTAATACTTTAAGAAAGGAATACTGTACAAAATATAAGATAGGGTTTTCTAATCATCATCCAGGAGTATTTTTTAGTGCGGTATCTATAGTGTATGGTGCTGAAATGATTGAAGTTCATATAACATTGGATAGATCAATGTATGGGTCAGATCAAGCAGCTTCGATAGAACCATCTGGCTTAATGAAACTATCTAAATATGTTAAAGATTTTTGTATAGCAAGAGGTGATGGTTTATGGACAGTATTTCCAAATGAACAAAAAATAAAAGATAAATTACGAAAATAATTTATCTTGACATGACATAATATCTATGATATATTATATTAAACAATAAGAAAGGGAAAGATATGTCAATAAATTTAATAAGTAAAATGAGAACACTTGAAATTGACCATGAACCTGATGGGTGGCCAGCAGTACAAATGAAAGATATATCTGAATTATGCGATATGATTGACAAGCAGAAATGGCCTGCAGTAGATTTGCTTGAAAAATATTTGGCAAATTTTCATATCTTATTAAAACAAGATAATAAGTGGTGGTTATTTGATATAGATGGTGAAGGAATTGCTTCCGGGAAATCATTGAGATCCTTGCTGTTAAATCTGATATTGGTTGATTGTTAATATAAAAGGATAGATAATGACAAAAAATATAATAGAAGGGTTAAAAACATTAGCACCATTTTATAATAATATAGATGGTTATACTGTAGGTGCAGAACATGATCAAATTTATAGTTATGCAACAGATAAGGCTCTTGATGATGTTACTATAAATCTTATGATATCTCTTGGATGGATTCAAGAATATAATGGTTTGGATTATAATAAAGATTTTTCTATAGAAGATTATAGGGAATATGAGTCTTGGATTTATTATGTATAAAGAAAGGTAAAAGATATGAATTCATCAATGAATGTTGTTTTACTTAGAGATAAAGAAGACTCTACATATAAAAAATATTTAAATATCTTATTATCATGTAAAGAATGTGATATAAATCCACCTGCAGAAGTTGATAAATATTTTGGTGGTGGTGGTGCATATAATGATCCAGAATATCCACTTGAAATGGATTTTAAACTGAAAGAATGGGGTAATGACTATGTTCAAGGGTATGAAATAGATGTTACAGATTTACCTGAAGGTGTAAAAACAATTAGATTTTATATTTCATATTGACATAACAAAAAATCTATGATATTATATATTAAACAATAAGGAGATATTATGTCTGAAGATAAAAAATTTGTTAGATTTTCTGAAATTGAAAATTATAAATATATACCAAAAATTGTAGATAAATATACTGATGATATTGATTTAGCAAATGATGTTGAAGAATTTCATATTTCTGAAAAAATTCATGGTTCTTCAATTTGTATAAGCAATAAATACAAAGATGGACCAAGATACTTTACACGAAATGGCCATCTTTTACCTACAAAATATAAAGAAGTTATGGACGGGTATGATTGGAAGTCATTTTTTGATCTTAATACTGATATTGACTTTGCTTATGGTGAGATTGCCGGTCAGGGTATACAAAAAGGTGTAGATTATGGTGATAAAGCTTTTTATATCTTTGATTTTAAAGACAATGAAGGTAAATATCATACATTTCAGTATTATACCATTGATATTGCTAGTGAATTTAAACCATTTCAATATGCTCCAGTACATAGTATTGTAAAAACTACATTTAATAAACTTGTAGAGACTTTAACAGCAAGTCTTGAAGGTGATCAGACTAAAATAGTTTCATTTATTAATCCTATTGAGGGTAACATAATTGAGGGATATGTTGTTAGATGTTTATCAAGACCTAAATTAACAGGTCTTTCACGATACATTTTCAAAATAAAACATCAAAATTTTGATGAGATGGTAAGAAAACCAAAGAACAAAAAACCAAGAATTGAATATGATTATAGTGATATAGATCCATATATTAATGAAAATCGTATTCAGTCAGCTATGAGTAAATTTCCTGGATATACAAAAAAACTTATAGGTGATGTTATGAGGGAGATTGTATTAGATGTTAAGAAAGATTCAGCAAAAGATGATATTGTATGGGAAAAACATTATTCTAAATACATTAACAAACAAGTACAAAAGACTGTTATAAAAGAATGTAGTGTATGATAAAGAGAATTAATAAATATGTAGTTATAAAAGGTATAATATGATAAGCAAAAAATTATTAAAAGAAATACAAGATAATCAAAGAGATGAATTACACAGACTTTATCAAAGAATGCAAGATTTAGAAAATAAAACAGGTAAACTTAAATCAAATCAATCTATTCTTTTACAAGGAAATTATAAAGAAATAACAACAAAAGAATTATTATTAGGAATGATTGAACAATTAAATTTTGAAATCATTCCTAATAAAGCAGATTTTAAATTACAAATTAAAGAATGTAGTGTATGATAGAGTGGCGAAATGGTAGACGCTAATATGTAAGGTACACTTTTCAGGGGTATTTTGATTAAGTATGTCCTGGAGTCACACAGAAACGTACCATACAGGTTCGAGTCCTGTCTTTATCATCAAACAATAAGTTGAGGGGTTAATGAAAAAAGACCTGTGGATTTGGGTGGTCCAAATTAGATAAGGCGGTGTAAGCTTATTGTTTAATAAAGGATATTATAAATGAAGTGATGAATTATAAAGGAGTATGTGATGAAAAAAGAAAATTTTGTGAAAATGATATGTGGTATTATAGAACAAAATAAAAAAGAACATAATTTTTGTAACGCTTTAGAACCATTTTTTGATGGTTGGTTAGTACCGCTTATAACAAGTGATTTAACAAATGGTATAATTGATGTATTGGAATCTGAAATGGAAGATGAATATGAAACAATAAGTTGGTGGTTATATGATGCTCCTGATGCTGGTAAATGTGAAGATTGTTGTTATATTATTTTGAAAGATGATTCAAAAGTACGATTAGATACTGTAGAACAATTGTATGATTATTTATTTAGTAATAAATCTGGGGTATATGATAAATAATTGGTATAATATGTTAAAATAATAAGAAAGGAGTATTATGGAATGGTCAAAAGAATGGCCTACAAAAGAAGGCACATATTGGTTTTACGGCTATAGATATGGAAGAATATCATGTGGCTTTAAATGTGATCCTGAATATTGTTTTGTTCGTGTTTTTAAAGCCGCTAATGGCTTAATGTTTAAAGCAGATGGCCAATTTTTATATAAATCAGAAACCGAAGAAGCTCATTTTAAGAAATATAAATTCCCAACACCACCGATATTAAAAAAATATAAGGAAGTATTATGATAAACGATAAATTAATAAATTTATTAGTAAATGAAGTAAAGCATTATCATCTTAAAGCATTAGAGTCTATTACCAGAAATAGCCATATGAATTGTTATAATGGTGGTGAATTATATCAGGAAACAATAGATGCTTTGTTAGTTGATTTTGTTAATACTGTAATTCAAGGACAGGGCGGTGACTTAGGACTTTATACAGATGACTTGTATGAAAATAATGATACAATACCATCAGAAGAAAAATATAACAATGATATATTATATCATAATGTGGTTGATAGTATGGTCAATTTTATGAATAATAAAGATGTTTCTAAAAATGAATTACAAGAAATGGCTGATATGGCAATAAAAATTTATGAAAAACACTATAGATAACATACAATATGCTGTATTACATGATATAGAATTTCCAGACACAGTATATATACGCCAAAAGGATGATTTATTGTTATTTAATTACAGACCAAAAGTTCAATATGATAATATGTGGACTAATTTAGAAATTGCATGTCGTGGTTTGATAATAAATAAAAATACTGCAGAGATTATAGCCAGACCTTTTGATAAATTTTTTAATTGGGGTGAAAATAATAAAACAACAACATCTAAAATAAAAAATGTCACTGAAAAAATGGATGGTAGTTTGGGTATCCATTATAGATTAAAAGATAAAATGATGATATCAACAAGAGGTTCATTTGATAGTGATCAAGCATTATGGGCTACTGAGCACTTAAATAAACATCATAATATAAAAGATATACCATATAATTGGACCATGTTATTTGAAATAATTTATCCTGATAATAGGATTGTTATAGATTACAACAAATGGTCTGGTTTAGCATTACTTGGTATTAGAGATAGATTCACCGCATCTTATATACCTTATAACATATTATATGATATTGCTAATTTATATAAATTTAGATTACCAAAAAGGTATACATTTGATACTGTAGATGATATTATAGGTGCATCAAAAATATTACCAGCAAATCAAGAAGGATGGGTTGTTGAATTTAAAAATGGCAAAAGATTTAAATTTAAAGGTGATGAATATAAAAAAATACATAAATTAATCAGTGGATTATCTTTTAAATATGCCTTAGAATGTCATAAGTCTGGTATAATTAATAAAGCAAAAGAATCTATACCAGATGAATTTTATGGTGAATTCGATGGTTGGGTTGATACCATAACAAATACCATAACAAATATTACAGAACATGTTAATATCTGTTATAACACAGCACCAAAGACTTCAAGAAAAGAATATGCTGTGTGGGTTAAAAAATACCATCCTGATATAGCATCATATTTATTTGCTAAGATGGACAACAAAGATATTTTACCATTAATATATAAAAAAGCTTTTAAGGAGATGTGATATTAAAACAACAACAAAACAATTTGAGATGTTTAAAACAGAATGTATAAAATGGATTGATTATTTTGGTTTAAAGTGTTGGCAAATACATTATGAACATGAATTACTTAATGATGCAAGAGCTGAAATAAGATATAATTGTGTTGATGGTATAGCAGTTATAATACTGAATACGGAATGGGAAGAAAATGCAAATGATAAAAATATAAAGAAGTCAGCTTTTCATGAAGTATGCGAATTGTTACTTGGTAGATTAACAAATATGGCATCAAATAGATTTGATGTTACTATAGATAATGTTGAAGAAGAAACTCATAGAATTATAAGAACACTTGAAAATACTATTTATGTGAATTTAAAAGTAATTAAAGCTGAGATAGTATCAGATAAGAAATGGACAGGCGGAGTAAGATGATGAAAAAACCTGATAAATGTTGTGGTATGGGAACATACGAGTGTCAAATACCTATGCCAATTAAAGGTAGAATACAAGGGATTGATTTTTGTATTGCTGATATTGTGGCTGCTTTAAATGCTGCAAATATTATAACAGTAGCAAGTTGTTGTGGACATGGTAAAATACCGGCAAGGATTGATTTAGAGGATGGTAGAGAAATTATGATTTATAGTACTTGTTATTATCCTGTAGGGCTAAATATTAACGATCCTGATGGAAACCGTCCTGATGATTTTATAGAGGAGAAAAATAAATGAAACCTAAAATGGCAAGAAGATTTTTAAGTCGAAATCAATGGAAAATTGTAGTAGCAAAACTTGATGATGATTGTAATAAAACTGGTAAATCATTGTTAAAACATGAAAAACTTTGTAAAGAAGTAATGATAAAACATTGGAAAGAAGTTCTTGAAAAGGAAAAGGAATAAAAATGACAACAAATAATCATACACCACCAATAAAAATAACAGAACGAAAAAATTGTTTAATATCTATAACAGAATTAGAAAAAGCATTTACTGAATGGGACCAAAGATATAGAGATAATCCAGAACAATTTATATCAGAAGCATGCCATTTGTTAAAAGAAAATGCTAAAACTTATGGAGAAAAATGTGCTCCATATTTTATGAGTATAATAAATGAAATAAAACAAGGAATAATATGATAATATATTGTGATATTGATAACACTATATGTTTTGAAGATAGAGAAGGTAAACATTATAATTCAGATCCTAAACCTAATAATATAAAAAAGATTAATGATTTATATGATGAAGGTCATATTATAATCTATTATACTGCTAGGGGTACTGTAACTAAAATAGATTGGAAAGAAAAAACTTTAAATCAATTTAAAGAATGGGGTGTAAAGTATCATGATTTGGTACTATATAAACCATATTATGACTTATGGATAGATGATAAAGCTGTTAATATAGATTGTAAAGAATGTATGAAAAGACTTGAAAAGGTATAGGTAATAAAATAAATAAAATTGCACAGGAGACTTATGATAGATAAAAGCAATGTAGTAACCAATGTAGTAAATGGGCATGTAATGTATTTGTTAAAAAATGGTGCAGGTATCCATAGTACATTAAGAAATATGCCTACCGGAAATATGGATATTAGAGAGCCTGAATTTGCTTTCTTACAAAGAAAAGAAACTGATACAGATGCAACATTTGTTGATATTGGTGCTAATGTTGGTATTAATACATTTATTACAGCAGGAATGATCAAGAAACATAATGGACGTGGTAAAGTTTATGCTATAGAACCCGATCCAAGAAATATAGAATTATTAAATATGTCAGTAAAAGCTAATAAATTTGATGATATAGTTAGTTCTTATCAAACTGCTATGGGTAATATTGTAGGAGATTTAACATTTTATACAGCAGATGCTACAAATCTTAATTCAACAGTACCCACTAAACATACATCTGGTAGTATAACAGTACCATGTACTACGCTAACTGAATTTATGAAAGATAAACCATTTGAAAAACTTTTTATTAAGTCAGATACAGAAGGAGCTGAAGTAGAAATATTAGATGGTGCCATGGATTTGTTTGATAATAATTTTCCTTGTAAGATACTGATAGAAGTACATCCAGTATTCTATAACAAAGAAAGAGATTTTAAAAAACAATTACATAATTTACTTGACAGAGGATTTAAAATAAAGTATGTTGCAAGTGCGGCTGTTGCTGTACCTGATAAATTTAAAGAGCATGGATATAAGCCAATAAAGGTTTTTCCATCAGGTAAATTTAGTAGAGGTGTTTATGATAACATTAAGCAAGATCATGCTATAGAATTTGCGTCAGGTATATTTAATCAACCTGTTAATGGTACAGAAGTATCACCAAAAATTGTAAGATCAATATTAATAGAAAGGTTATAAAAAATGAAAAAAATTTGTATATATTTGGGAATGATTATATTTTTAGGTTTTTTTATTTACGGGGGTTATTGGATCGCAAAAACAGTAAGTTATAAATTATTTTATAAGAATATGGTTCAAAATTCTATAATAGAAATGGTTAAATCTGAATCATTAAAAGAGGTACTATGAATAAAATAATATCAGAAGAAAGTATTGCTAAAGCATTCAAAACATTAAAATTAGCAATGGAACAAGATGAACCATCAGTCCAAGGTTCTTATGCTCATTCATGGCATTGTAATATAGCTATGATGTGTTTTGATGCAATAGGTATGGATAAAGCAACATCTTCATTGTCATTTGAAGATGCACATAGAATAGGAAATGAAGCAGCAACAAAGTTTATGAAACTTTGCTTTGATGTTGAAACAAATGCGTAGATAAAGAAAGATGTTTTAAGGAGAAATAAATGGAAACATTTTGTCAGTTTTGGATTATAATATTTGGATGTATTTCAATATGGTTTTTATCACGCAAAGAAAAATGGAGCAGATGGGGTTTTGTTTTTGGGTTAATATCTGAGCCTGCATGGGTTTATACAGCGTTTAAACATGACCAATGGGGCATTATGTTTCTTATTCTTTGGTACACTTACTGTTGGGCAAAAGGAATATGGAATTATTGGCTGGTTGATAAAGATAAGTAATTAAACATGCCATAAAGACATTTAAAGGGCTCATAATAACACTCAAATGATAACTATCTTAACATGATATTCATTATTGTAAGGATGGTGATTTTATAGCTATTTCAATATAAAATAGAGGAAAATTAAATAATGTGTGAATTTAATAAAGAAGATGTGTTGATTGTAGCAAAAGCTGTAACAGAAAATCCTTTAAGATATGTGGATAAAGATCTTGATTCATATTGGTATTGTGAATTTTGTAATAGTAAATTGGAAGAATATTTTGGTAATCCTGATGATTTTATACATGACATTAATTGTCCTGTTCTTATTGCTCAGGATATTTTAACAAGAACATAAAAGGAGTTATTATGAAAAAAATTTGTTTGGCAATAATTTGTGTTATTTTTTTATGTGCAATTTCAGCCAGTGCTTTTAATCTTAAAGATAGTTTAAAAAAATTGAATAAAATGACAGGTTCAAGATCATTAGAATCGGATATTGTATTTAAAAAAACTTGTGATGATATCATTACATTTTCAAATACATCATGGGATATGTCATATAATGATATTAAAAAAATATTATTGAAAAAAAATTATGATATAAGAATAGAAAGTCAGGATTTATATAAAATGAATGGCCATGTTCGTTATTATGATAAGTATTATATAGAATCTACTAATGGATTTTATTTTCCAGGCACAACTAGTATAGATGATAGATTTGTTGGTTTTGATTCAGGACATTTAAAATTATATCCATATAGTGGAAATCCAATATTAAGACAAGATTATATGATTTTTAACACTAACACTACTCTTTTTAGTGGTGGTAGTTTTCATTTTTCACAAAAAACAAAAAAATTATTGTTTATACATATTTTTGGTTGTAATAAAAATCTTAATCTTGTTAAAAATAAATTTAATAAAAAATATGGTGAAGGCGTTCTAATATTAGAACCTGTATATAATATGTTTGGAAAAAACATTAGTCAGACTTATCATATTTATAAATGGGGTAATAATAAAACTTCTGTAATATTAATAAATAACGATGAAAGATTTACATTAATATATCTTAATTATGATAATCTTAAAGATTTAACAGCTAAGTATGTTATTTTTTTAGAAAAAATACATCAAAAAGTTAAAGATGATGTTAAAAATAATATGGAATCATTTTAAAATGATTAATACTATTTATGGGGATCTAATTGAAAAGGCAAAAAATGGTGAATTTGATGTAATAATTCACGGTTGTAATTGTTTTTGTACTATGGGTGGTGGGATAGCAAAAACAATTAAAAATGAATTTATAGAAGCATTTAATGCTGATAGAAAAACAATAAAAGGATCTAAAGATAAATTAGGTACTTGCTCATTTGCAAATATAGAAAGAAATGGATTTAATTTTATTGTAGTTAATGCATATACTCAATTTAATTATGGGTATGGTAAAATGGCTGATTATGATGCAATAGAACAGTGTATGAAATGGATTAAAGATAATTTTAAAGGGAAACGATTTGGTCTACCACTTATAGGTGCTGGTTTAGCTGGTGGTGATTGGAACAAAATTTTACAAATTATTAATGATGTGTTAGGTGATGAAGATATTACTATAATAAAATATAAAAGGATATAATATGTCAGATTTAATAATAAAATCAACTGATATTGCTGAACGTATTAGATTAAATGTACAGCAAAGTCTTATAAATATTGTGCCAACAGAACAATGGGATAAAGTAATTAAAGAAACCATTGATAATTATATAACAACAGATTTACCGAATATTATTAAAATTGAAGTTCAAAAGAAATTTAAATCTATTATAAAAGAGTATTTAAATTCACCAGAATTTAATGTTGTATATGGAAATAATGGAAAAATTATGGCAAGTAAGGCTGTGAAAGAAATGATGAAAGAAATGTCTGGTGATATATTAGCTTCATTATTTGGTGGTGCAATACAACAAGCAGTTGATTCAGTTAAATATAATTTACAAAATTATGGTCAATAAAAGGAGGATAAAATGAAAAATTGTATAGAAGATTATAATTTAAGGGATGAACTGCAAATTTTATCAGATAATAGTAAGTACGATAATTCACAAATTTTAGCATAAATTGAGTTTTTTGAAAGCTCGATGATATTATCAATGAAAGAAATAGTTAATAATATTAAAGATTGTGAAAAAAATATTAAAAATATAATAACAAAAATAGAAGATTTATATAACAGAATTGAATTATAGTTCTGTTATAATACATATAAAAGGAGATAGATGATTAAACTTAATATTGGTGCCGGAAAGGGGCACCCCGTAGTACCAGGATGGACTATAGTAGATATTGGTGGACCTAATACAGATGTAAAAGTTAATATATCATGTACTGCTTTACCATTTGAAGATGATACAGTAAGTATCATCTTCACGTCACATATGCTAGAACATATATATCCAAAGGATATAAATTTTGTATTGTCAGAATTTTATAGAGTACTTAAACCAAAGGGTCTATTAAGGATTATAGTACCTGATATAAAGCAAGCATCAGAAGCTTATGTAAAAAATGATATTGAATTTTTTCATAAGGCTGATATGTCATATAGAAATCCTAAAGAACCTATAGGTGGATTATTTTGTAATTGGGTATATTCTATTAAAAAACAACCAAGTATTACTAATGGACATGTTAATTGTTTTGATATGGAATATATGTCATTCTTATTAAAAAATGTTGGATTTAAAAATATTGTACAGAGTGGATGGAAAAATAGTAGTCTAGAAGAATTAAGAACTACCGCGTTTGACAGGCATCGTATAGGAAGTCTTTTTATGGAAGCTATAAAATGAAAGAATATAGAAATGAAAAGGGTTTATTACATCGTATAGATGGACCGGCTGTAATATATAATAATGGTGATATGTTATGGTATAAAGAAGGTGCACGACATCGTACAGATGGACCAGCTATAGAATATATCTATGGTAAAAAAGAATGGTGGGTTATGGGTAAGTTACATCGTACAAATGGCCCAGCAGTAAAAGGATCTGATGGTTCTATGTTATGGTTTATTAATGGTGAAAAAATTACAGAACAAGAACATATAAATATAAGATTAAGGCGACAGTTAATACCTAAAGAAATGTGGGAGATATAATGGAATTTAATAAACTATATGCTTTTATACAACAAATTAAGACATTATATAAAGGTAATGATTATGAAAGATTTATTGACAAGTTGATTGCTATATGTTATATTGAAAAAGATAAAATGAAAAGAAACATATTAACTAAGGAGTAAAAATGTTTGAAGATATTTTAGGTAATGTTAAAAAAATTGAAGATAAACCTGTATTAACAAAAACTAATAAGGAATATAAACAAGAACATAATGAAGTATGGAATACTGGTAAAGTATGGTCAACTGATGGTGAAGCATGGTCAACTAAAAGAATAGATCCTGATGATATAGTAGATGATTCATTATCATAAAACTTAATATTACTGGGGTGGCGGAATTGACAAAACAGAATAGGAAAATGATTTGCTGGTTTGTCATTGGCAAGTAGGCGGCGGAAGTGGCGGAATTGACAAAACAGAATAGGAAAATGATTTGCTGGTTTGTCATTGGCAAGTAGGCGGCGGAAGTGGCGACATAGATACGGTTAATCCGAGACTTGTTATTTGCTATCCAAAACCCCATCAATCATATTTAAAGGATAAAATATGGAAAAAATTATAGATGATCACGCAACAGAATATAAGTTATCAGTAAATAAAGCAAAAAGTATTTGTCGCTTAGGACAAGGAGATAAATGTTGTGCTTTCTTAACAATGTCATCAACTGGATTTGAATGCATTAGAATGTCATATCCAACAAATGGCTCTATTTGGTCAAGACTTGAAGAAGGTACTATGAACGCTAAGGGAAAGGGTGGTTGGAAAGGATGTGCTTGGGAAGGTAAAATATAATGTCTGAATATAGAATATGTGAAAACAAATATGGATATTTCAAGATTCAAATGAAAGTTGTGTATAGAATATTTAGTATTGTATTATATAGTAAATGGATAGATTGTTGTTATAAACAATGTTGTTATAAACAATGTTGTTATAAACAATATTGTTATAATACTAAAAAAGATGCTCAGTATCAACTAGATAATATGATAAAAACAGATAAAAAAAGAAATAATGATTGGACATGTGATGAAAATAAAAGACGTAGTTAAACCTAAATGTTGTGGTAAAACAATGGATTTAATTGGTATAGATGATAGAAGAAGACTTAAATTTTATTGTACCATTTGTTTTAAGATTATTTTAGTGGATAAATAAAATCTTGTACTACATGTTTATGAGTAATAACATATTCTTCATTTGTTCCACAAGATATATCATTTTTAGTACTTATTGCTGTAAAATATCCATCCTTACATAACTTACCATAAAAACCATACTTAAACATTTTTAGCCACATCGCCCAATCTGATAAGCGATGATATTTTTCCTCTATAACAAACCCACCAACTTTTTTAATACACTCTGTATTATATAAGCTATTAGATGATATATAATTTCCTCTAACCAATCTGTTAATATCATATTCTATTGGTGGGAACTTCATATTAATATGACCTTTATATTCAAATGGTGTATATACAAATGCTATAATTTTATCTGATTTAACAGCTTCTTTTATCATAGTATCATATAACTTATCTATACAATTTTTACCAAGAATGATATCCCTATCAAGTACAAAAATATATGGTGGTAAAATATGATCCTTTTCATAACTATCTAAAGCACCTTGTACATTTGCAGCATGCTTCATAGTACTTTCATAAGATATCCATATATAATTTGCATTATTATGTTTAAGAGATTTTTTTGTCTCTTTAGATATTTTATGACCTGTATATAAAGGTGTTACAATTAATATATCAGCATTTTTATTATTTTTTATTATTTTAAGCATAATATGTGGTTGGGCCTTTTATGCTATCCCTTTAAGATATCATCCAGGGACATAAGGTTTTCTAATCCCACAGCCTTTAAAATTATTTGACTATTAAAGATTTTCTAATGCTACTATTATAATAAATACAAAAAGAAAATCACAAATAAAACTAATCATAAATACATCCTTATATCAAAGTTGCTACATTCTTTGTTTTTATAGTATCTTCTGGTAACGGCACGTCTTGTGGTTCTGTTATTATCTGTACAAATACAGCAGAAAATCTTTTTTCCTTTTCATTAACATAAGATACTTTATATTGTATACTATCCCATATCATACTAGACCCGACATTTGGTGCTTTATCAACATAAGATGCAGTAAATCGTAACTTACCATAATTTATATATAATACTTTATATTTACCTTCAATAATATCATATATTGGAGGCATAACAGTTTGATTGTATTGTTTTTTAGTAACTTTTTTCATATTAGTCCTTTTCAGAGAATTTTTTAATAAACATACCTATATCATCTTCATCTTTTCTAATGATATCAGTATAGTCTTTATATCCTATGTTATTAATTGTGGACATTTCATCAGATATTTTTAATGTCTCTAATGCTATAACAGAATCTATTAATTCAGTCAATTCCTCATATTCTTCTTGAAAATCCTTTCTGTCAATAGAAGTCTTTGTTATTGTAACAGATGGTTTAATACTACTATAATTTCCTGTGTTTATAGTATATGTTCTTGATAACGAAATATCCATTTTTTTATCATTTACATTATTTTTCATTATTATCCCTCTTATTTTTGATAATTGATTTACTACTAAAAACTATTCTAGATTCTATAGGATCTATTCCATATATGATACATATCCCATCTCCTTATTTTATAAAAAATTTAATCATATCAACAGCATACTCTATCATCATTTCAGGATAATATTTTTTAATACGATCATGACAATCTATCAATAATCCTATATCCAATTCATCATACAATGAAGTATAAAGTTCAGCTTCATTTATATTATTTACAGTAATCATACCATTATAATACCTATGTTCTGCTGGTATTAAAGGTAAACAATCTAATGCTAATGCTTCTACAAACCCTTGATTTAAATACCCTATATTATACTCTTGTTTAGACCCTATAATAATAGTAGATTTAGCATCTATATAAGATATTTTATTTTCTATAACATCAAATGTTTTATATTTCTGTCCACATTCTCTATCAATTATAGCATCATATGATACTATTTTTTCAGGATATTTCTTCTTAAACTCTATATAATAATTTTCAAACCATTTAGTCTTATCTGTTAGATTTCCTTTATATATAAGATCATATTTTCTTTTTTCTTTGGTTATAAAATCATCATTAATATTTTTTATTTTAACAGGAAATGGCATATATGTAAACCCTGATCTATAATTTAAAGCTGGTTCAAATAATACAACATTCCTTTTTGTAAACCATTTAAATTCATTAACAGTAATACCAAGATATCTATCAAAAATTATAACTTTTTTATTCTTTTTAATATACTTTTCAACAAGTTTAGTCTGGTCTATTAATTGTTTCTCTTTTCCAGGCCATTCACTAGGAATCCAATCTATTATTAACGCATCTAATTGTGTATCAGATGCGTTAATAGCTATATTTTGTCTCTCTTTTGTGCTAATAACAGTAAAGTCTTTAGATAACCAAGATTTAAGTAAATTGTCTATATTAAATGTATCAATTATCATTTTTTACCAATATTACCAATATTAACTTTCTTGATTGTCTTTGATTTTTGCTTTGGTGTTGGTGCTTCTGGTACTTTTTCATCAGGTTTGCCTTTTACTTGTTTAACACCAACAGATCCAGCAGAACCAACTATAACAGACCTTAGACTATTAGATATAGCATCTAATCTACATGTAAAACCACATGTATTAATTCTTAAATTACCGCCTACTGTAGCGTGAATATAATCCACAGCTTCATCAGCACTATATGCAGCAATAAAAGCTGTCCATGACTGCTCCATACCAACTCTATCATACTCTACTCTAAATATACTTATTTTTTTCTTTTCCATTTTACTCTCCCTTATTCTAGTTTTTCATATTTTGGAACAAATTCATATTTTTTAGGATTATATACAGTAATGATTTCATAATATGATACTATATCACCTTTATGCTTTGATGTTTTTTGGGATATCATATGTTCACCTTCTAAATATATTTGACCAATTTGTTTTCTATCTGGAAGGCTCTCAGGTAGATTCAAAAAAGTACTTTCTAACATAATACTCCTTAGTATAATATGTTTTATTTTTTAGTAATTTTTATTTTTTTACCATTTTTCTTAACAGTCGATTTATTTTCTTCAACTATTTCTGGTTTAAATACTAATTCTTCAGCTTCTTTAAAATTTTCATTAATATTAGAATATCCAGTAGCTTCTAACCATTGTTCAAGACTTTCTATACATTCTGGAAAGTCTTTTAATGCTTCTGATGCTTTTATAGCACCCTGTCCTAATCGTTGCTCTTTATATGAATACCATGCACCAGATTTTTCAATTATATTAGCCTTTACCATCAAGTCTAATAAACCGGCATAAGGATTAATACCATTTTTATAATCTATAGCAACAGTAGCTTGTTGGAAAGGTGGATATGTTCTATTTTTAACAGTAGTTGCTGTAATCTCATTACCAACAATATTGCTATCTTTAGTAGTACCATCTTTGATAAGTTTTTTCTTTAGGCTTATCAAAATACTTGGAAATAATTTCATAGCTTTACCACCACCAATTTGATCTGGTGTAAACATATCTGGTGAGCTATACATATGACCTGTTACAATAGCTATTGATTTTTGCTCAATAGTTATATTAAGAAGTAGTTTTAAGAGGGATCTGATACGTTTTTGAAGTTGGCCTTGGTCAGACTTAGGATCATCTTTAAGAGCGTCTGTATACATCTTATACGAGTCCAGGCCACCTATGCTATCTATACCAATGATAAGTTTTTCCTCACCCGATTCTTTAATGCTAGCCAAAATACTTTTCACTTTATCTACCCAGGGCGTATAAATATATCCTGTTTTATCTAAATCAAGACCCCATCGTTTACAAAATTCATCATTAACACCACGTTCAGTATCAATTATTATAGGCTTAAATCCCTGCTTTATTGCTTCAGACATACATAAAATCATAAAACTACTTTTCATAGTATGTTCTGGACCAACTATACCAACAAGATTTTTATCTGAAATGCCTTTATGTAAACTACCTGATAATATTCTATTAAGATCTAATGATGGTGTTTTTATCCATCCTTCTGTTTTTGATACATCACTATCAGTTAAAGTTGACATATGAACACCTTTAACATTTTTGTTTATTGATTTTAAGATATCTTCTAATGACATGTTATCTCCTATTATTTCTTTTTATATGGTGGATTAAGATCTTTTTGTATTTGTTCAATTATATTAACTTGATTGTATTCCCTTGGATCAATATTATAATCCAATTGAGTACAAGCTAGGGCCCAAGTCCAACCTGCAGCTTCTAACCTAGCACCATTTACTAATTTTTCTAACTCATTAAAAGCTTTAGTTGTTTGATATAACCCACAACTATCTGGATTATCTAACATTTCACTCATAATATGATAAATATGTTTTCTATCTTGTGTTATTATATCAGGTATATCATATCCTTCAACATCATTATTAAAAATATCTTCTTTATTAATTTTATCTATTAAATCTATTTTATCTAATATATCGGATATATACCCTGTTTTAGGTTTTAATTTATCTTCAGGTACTTCATTAGTATTTGATTTACTTATACCCAATCTAGCTCTATCATCTTCATCTTGTATTAATGGTGCTATAACATCAATTAATGATTCAATTTGAGTGTTCATAAAATCACTTGAACCAGGTGTTTTTTTATCCATTCTTTTTTGAACAAGATATTTCAATTTTTTTCTTTTCAATTTATTTTCTCCCATATCTATTTTTTATTTTTTCTGGCCAACCTATTGATTTTATAATTAATCCATCATTATATTTTATTTCAAAACTAAATACATTTAATGTTAATAAAGTAAATATAAAACAAAATATAAATCTAATTATTCTCAGTTCTTCCTTTTTGATATGATTTCCATGCCCACCACTTCACTACAATCAGCCAATCAGCTTCTTCTTCATTTAGAGGTTGATAATGATATCCCATATCATCCCACCATACATGAAAATCCTTATTTAATTCTATATCCTTTTTACTCCACATCATCTACCTCCATAAAATTATCAACATGGTATCCTGAATGAATTTTACCAGTAATCCATTACAATACAATGACCTAACATGTTTGGTATTTCTCCGAAGAAAATATATATCCTATCCTTTTCAAAGGGATATTTATTTTGCCACAATGGATCAAGACCATCAATATTAAATTTTACAAGACTGTATTGACGAATGAATACTTTATTCATTTTTTAAATCTCTTTCTTTTAGATACATAACAATATGATATGCAAAATGATCTATTAATGCTTGAAAATAAGTATTTTCAAGCATATTATGTCCAAAATAATATTTTTGTAAAAAAACTGGTAACAGCTTTAATTTATCCATATCTTTAATAGAATCAATTAAAGCTTCTTTTATATTATTAAATTCTTTTATATTATTAAATTCTTCATTATTCATAATACCACTTATTATTGTAATTGTATATTACTAAACCCATCTTTTTTTGTAACCAAATAAATATTATCAACATCTATATTTTCTATCTCTTGTCTATGTGTTATTAAGAACACTTTACTATTATCTTCTTGCTGCCTTGTTTTAACAATGTTTAAAATACTCACAAGTCCTTTTGTATCAACAGATGAATCTAATAATTCATCAAGTAACAATATATCTGGATATACACCAAATTGAAGTCTTGATATATCTAAAAATGCAAATTGTAAAGATAAGTCAATACTTCGACTCTCACCACCACTTAAATTACCATAAGAACAATTGGTTATACCAGGCCCTAATATCTCATCTTCAAGCCAATTGCTTATCTTAACATAAAAATTCATGCCACTCTCTGCTAAGTAATGATTTATCTGTTTATTAATATACGGTATCTTAGACTTTATAGCATGCTGTTTAACATTTTCGTCTTTACATAAAATTTTAATGTAGTCAAAATAATCAATAATCTCATTAAGCTTATCAATCTTCTTTGTATAAATTACAGAACCTTTCTTTAACTCTTTGATTTTATTAATATTATCATTAATAAGTAAAGTTAATTCATCTCGTATAACTTGTTCTTGTTTAACTCTCTCATATAGTATATCAATTTTATTTTTAATCTCTTGTTGTTTGTCTATCTTAAGCTGGCACAATATAATATTTTCATCTATATCATCTATAACTACCTTCTTCTTTTTAATAACAACATCATGCTCTATTTTTTGCTTAATAATATTTTTGGTTATATCAAATAATGCAATATATTTATCTTTAAAATCATTATACTTAGTAATATCACCAGTTTTAGATTCAAGATTAGTTACATCAACTAACATTTTTGATATTTTAAACATTTTAGTATTAAGGTCTTTTATGCTATCAGTTAATATTAATTTATCCTTCATTAAATTATTAATTTTATTAGTTAAAATTAATTTATCATCTTTTAATTTTAAGATAGATTTAGATAATGATATACATTCATTGTCAAGATTTTTTAATACATCATTACCTGATAGCAATAAAGGACATCCACATAAAGGACATTTATTGTTATCTTTAAGTTTGTTATATCTATCTTTAGTAGATTTTAATGTGGTCATAAGACTTGATATAGTTATAACCATATCTTCATTTTTGGTCCTAAAATCTTTAATACTATTTTCTAAGATATTGATTTCATTCTCTTTTATTTTTATAAGTTCTTCAATATCTTTGGTAGCCCCTAAAATCTTTAATTCATCACGCTTTGTATTCAATTGATTTAAAATATTTTCATCTACTTTGTATTCATCCATATACTTTTTAATATTTTTAAGCTCATTATTTTTAACAGATAATGTAGTGCATAGAGTATTATATTCTTCTTTAATGTCCTGTAGATCCTCTAATATTTCATTCTTTTTTATTTTAAAGTCTACAATATCACTATCTATTGTATCATCTGTATCTAAACTATTTTGTAATACATCAATATCATTCTGTGATGATACAATATTATCCAACTTTAATGTTAATGATAAATTTTGACTTTCAATCTCTTTTATAGTACTTTTATCTTTATCATTATTGACAGTTATCTTATATATGTTATCATTTGTTTTCTTCAGTTTGCTATTACTTTTTTCATTAAGACTTGAAAAAAATCCAAGATTAAAGACGCGCTCAAGGAATTTTCTTTTCTGTGGTTTATCCATCTTAAATATAGGTGTAAATGCATTTAGATTGACATATAATAGAGGCATAGATGAATTAAAATCCATGTTAAGAATTTCATTCTCTAAGGTTTTTTGATATACTCTTACATCAGATGGTGGTGGAATTAAAACCGTGTTTTTATATATCTCTAATTTATCAGGCTTTAAAGCTCTTAATATCCTGTAATTATCAGATCCTTTTTTAAAATTTAACACTACTTCACAATTTTTTTTATTTTTCCAATTTATAATCTGTTTTTTGTTAATACCTCTATTGGTTTTACCAAAAAGGGCAAAGGGTATTGTTTCAAAAAATGAACTTTTACCGCTAGCATTTGATCTTCCTCTTAGTTCATCAGTACCAAGAATAAGATTTACACCTGGTCTAAATTCAATATTTTGTGGTATTTTACCATAAGACAAAAAGTTTTTAAACTCAACATTTTCAAATTCAATTTTCATATTTTTATCCCGTAAATAAATCCAGATATACAACCCCAAAAATATAATATAGCTGGATGCATAGTACGTTTTAATCCTTCATGATAATACCATGCAAAAAGATATGATCCTAAAAAAATACACATTCCTAAAATTTCATAATTCATAATAAATCCTTTATACTACATATATTATATAATGTTAATCAATCATAAATAATTCTTTAGGTATCAATGGTTTAGAATAATTTCCGACTTTACAATATCTTGGTGTAAGACCATATTTTTCTATATATTTTTTCATTTGATTTTCTATCCTATTTTTTCTTTCATCTCTCATATTATATATCATTCGATTTGTAGCATCATAAATTGTTTCTTCACCTGTACCTGATATAGAAGCACCTGTTCTTCCTTCACATATGTAATATTGTTTATTATTATTAACATAAGAAAAAAGATCTAATTCATAATTATTTTTTACAAAATGGCCATCAACTTTTTCATATTCTTTACCATAATCTTTTTGTTTATGAGCATAATAATTATTTGATACTTTTTTATATTTATCCATGTATAAGCCTTGTTACTGTTATATTACGTTTGATACCCAATTTATTTGCTATTTTTTTAGATGCTACACAAATATCAATCTGTAGTCCCTTAACAGATTTATCCATTTTATCTTCCATAATAAATACACCATAACCCGGAATATAGACATTAGCATCACCCCAACCCATGTTAGTTAATTCAGGTGATATTGCTACTGTTTTACCGGGTACAGGCTTTCTCATAAAAGCAGTATTATCTGGATCACTATCACTGTTTATACCGCCTGAGGCAGGGTGGTAAAATGAAATTGTTACCACCTGAGTTCTATTTAATTCTCTTTCTAAAGCCCTAATTTGATTAAGTCTATAATTAATTATAAAATTTTTAGAAGCTATTGTAATCTGTTGCTGTTTTACTAAATCCAATCTATCAGCTCTATCACATAATCTCACTACACCATATACAGATGTTAAAAAAATAAACAAGATGCCTATTGATACTATAATTACAAGCGATCTAAATAATTTCATTATAACCTCTCTATTTTGTACTGGCTCCAAGAATACCATATCCAATAATATCATTATATGGATTCTCATTAAATGCATCCTTTTGATTAGCTATTCTAAATAATTTATCAATTATTCTTACAACTGTCAACATATCATTATATTGTTCTGGTTTTATACCATTAGGATACATTTCTTTAAGTACTGTACCAGAACGACCAAAAGAATCACCATAAGCTATCTGTTTTTCTATAACAAGAGAGGCTATATTATCTGCTATTTTATGATAATCATTCTCTATCATCAGCTTCTTGGCCATACAAATCTTGACATAAATTAGCAAGCCTTTGTCTCCACATAGGCTCATTTTTGTTAAGCTCAATTTCTTCATGAAAATCTTCTATATCATGTGGAATTAATTTATATGGCGTATTACTGTCAATATCAACTAATGTATGCCTCAATTCATGACGTAAAATTTTTATTTTTTCTTCTCTTGTTATATTATCAAAAATCTTTTTATCAATAAAAATAATATAATCATGACCTTCATTTTCTGCCGACTCATCTATAGTCAAATATCTTAATAAGTCATTTGTCTTTTGTATCCTTGCTAATGTAATCTTACCATTTGATTGCCTTTTTTTCAAATCATAAAGAATCTTAATATTAGCATTTCTAAGTTCTGGGAAATGTTCTGCTCTAACTTCTCTAAAAATATCATTAATCTCTGTTGGGACATCTTCGAATCTTAACATATTGTTTCTCCTTAAAATAATTTACATACCATTCAATAAAATTTTGTACACCTTCTGATATACTTATCTTGGGATTATATCCAATTTCTTTACTTGCCTTATCTATAGTAGCTAAAGATGTTAATAATTCACCTTTAGGTAAAGATACCATTTTTTTCTTTGCTTGTAAATTAGTAATATCTTCAATGATTTCAATAACATCTAAAATCTTTACTGTCTCACCTCTGCCTAAGTTATATATTGCATATTTTTGAGGCTTATCCATAACTCTTATTATACCATCAACAATATCACCAACATATGTATAATCTCTAAACATTTCACCATTATTGTTTATTATTAACTCTTTATCTTCAAATATAGCCTTTGTCCAGATATATATTGACATATCTGGTCTGCCCCATGGCCCATAGCATGTAAAAAATCTAAGACCTGTACAATTCATACCAAATGACTCACTATAAGAATATGCTAACACTTCATTGTATTTCTTTGATGCAGCATAAATATTAAGAGGATGTTCTGTATCATCTTCTTCTTTAGTAGGCGACTTACTTTTACCATAAATACTACTAGATGAAGCATATATAAAATTAGACACTTCATATTTTTTTGATGCTTCTATAATGTTAAGGAATCCTTCACAGTTTACATGCTCAAATATATAAGGGTTTTCCATAGAATATGGTATGCCAGCATATGCTGCTAAATTACATACTATATCAGGTCTTTCTATATTAAATATATTATCAACATGCTTTTTATCAGATATGTCATTATAATAGCATGAAAAATTATTATATTTTTGTAATTGTTCATTTCTATCTATTTTAAGATCTACATCATAATAATCATTCTGATTGTCTATTCCAACAACAAATTTACCCTCATCTAATAATCTCTTACATAGATGATATCCTATAAAACCCGAGCTTCCAGTTACTAAATATTTTTTCATTATATATCCTCTTTATTCTATTTTAAACAATTCATCAGGTACTAATCTCTTCTTTTTTGGTATATCAAATCTTTTGCCAAATCTCAAATCAAAATAATATTTAAATACATAAGAACTATTATGATCATTTGTATTATAACGAGTATTATATCCATTATATCCATCTATTATATTATTTTCCATATATATTAATATTTCATCTCTTTTTATTTGAAAATCATGTATAAATTTTTCATTTTTAAGAAAATACATTGTATTATATAACTTATTAGATAATTTATCAATATTATATGATGCTTTATGAATATGGTACAGCATACGTTCTAATAATATAATTTTATCTTCTTGTCTCCACGATCTTTTACATCTATCGCATATATAAAATGGATTATATATTATATCATCTTGTATAACATTTGTTGTAGCGTAATCACAAAATAAGCAACATACATCATATTTTTTTATATTAGCAGTATCATTTGATTGATACGGATATTCAGATATATTGGCATCACCTCTACCATATCTATTTAAAAAATAAAAGGGATTAACAGCATTAGTAGTATTATTAGTAGTATTATTACTCATATATCCTCTAATTTAAATAATTTTTCAGGTATTATTCTATCTTTTTTTTCTTTCTTTTCTTTCTTATTAATCATATCAATAATATTAAAATCATCTAGTGTTTCTTTTGATGATAATATTTTTAATATCCTTTCCATAAATGTAGACATACCATCTTTAATTATAACATTCATACATATTTCTAAAACGCTTAAAACAGAATAATTATAGGTATATGAACTTGGATTAATATAACTTGTACCAGTACTATCAATATAAGTAATACATGACGGATTTTCTGTTATGCCATAGTCAGCAATATTAACATTTGTTAATTCAGAAAGCATGGTTTTTAAATCATCATCATTTAATTCACGATTTGGTGAATTAACAAATGTACCGTCAGGATTATCTAAATAATAATCTTCATCTGTTAAATTTTCATTATTTTCCATACATCATTTCATCCATTAAATGATCAATTATTTTTTTAAGAGTGTTTACTTTAATATGATCAGGAACATCCACATTTTTTATTGTATCAAATAAAATCTCTTTATTGTCTTTTACTGTCATATCAGATTCATCATCTTTTATATCAACCTTTTCAGTAACATTACTAAAATCAGCATTAAATTGTAATGGACCAAAAGACTGTATTTTTTCTATCATATTATTGTTATCTGTTTTACCATAGTCTTTAGTAAATACAAAATTAACAATATTGTCTTTAATATCAGATTCAATGATATCATCACTATATATTTTAACAAACTTTGGGTATTTAGTAAACTCTATAAATTCTGTTTCACCATTGTCATATATATAGTACCCTCTGATGCCATTAATATCATTAAATGTTTGTTGGAATGGTGCTCCAATATACGTTATATTTTTTTTGACTGATGGTATATGAAAATGCCCACTATATACCATATGAAAGTCTTCAAAATCTTTAGCACTTAATCTATCATGCTCTTTAAAAATATAATTACTTGACATCGGGAATCCATTAAGCTCAAGATGTGCCATGACTATATCAAATTTCTTATATTTTTTTATATCATCTGATTTGTAACATGACCATGGCAACATAATTATGTTGCCATTAGCATAAGCATCATCTATTATGTTAATGTTATCCCATTTGTTATAGATAGAAACACTACATGGTTTTATCCTGTCTTTATAAAATGTATCATGATTACCTACTATTATATTAACTTGATAGTCTTTAAGGAGGGCCATTATTTCATTGGAATATTGGAGAGTTTTAACATTGATTGATTTTCTGTTGTCAAACCAATCACCAAGAAATGTTATTGTTTTTATATTGTTACGTTCACATGTATCTATTATACTATTAATAAGATCTATAACAACAGTATGCCATATATCAGATGATTGATATAGACCAAGATGTATATCACTAAACAAAATCATTTTATCATTTAACATTTTTATTAACCTATCAATAATTCGTAATTTATCGCTTTTTTATTATAATCTTTTTGATCTTCAAATATAATATCATTGTTCTTATAACATATGTCTTTGATTTCTTTATGTTTTGTTTGTTTTTTTATGTAAGCTTTAAAAGAATTTTTACATATCTGAGTAACATATGCAAAAGCATTATCAGATTTTTCAGAATTGAAATTCTTTAAGTATTTGATGCAGGTCAGTACCGCTTCACTTACCATATCTTCCCGCCATGTGTATCTGGCAAAACTGCCTTTAGAAGAATATCGTTTAGCTATATTGATTAACATTAAAGCAAGGGCATTTGAAGCAATGCCCTTTTTTTTAAAATCAATAACTTCTTTGAGGAGGTCTTTGTTGTTTACATAATATTTTGCATGTTCTTTACTCATAAAGTATTGTTAGATTATACAACATACTATATAATATTGTAAACATTATATTATCTTTTCTACACATTTTTTTATTTTAGCTAATTTATTGTTAGCTTCAAATAACATAATCTTAAATCTCTTAACATATTTTTTATTTATCTTAATATTATCTATAGTAGTACCTTCTTCAAGACAAAATTCAAATCTAAATTTACCTTTATAAATATTTTTAAAATCATCATTAAGACTGTTCAATATACCATATATTTTATTAGAATCTATATCATATTTTTTGCATGTCTCTTGTATTATGTCTTTATAACATGTGTTATCATTAACAAGATTGATTCGTAATATTCTAAATTTATTAGTATTCTCATCTAGTCCTGAGTATGATAAATATTTTAAAAATCTCATATTATACCTCTTATCCTATCACTGTAACATGACATGTTGGAGTATCGGTCTTCCATAATCTTACTGAATTAATTGTTAATGTTTCAACTTCTATGGTATCAGTTTTATTGTCAGCATCATTGTATAACATTACCAAAGGATAGCTATTATTAAGATTATGAGTTAATTCATAATAATTATCACCTCCAGAAACTTGCCAACTAGCAGATGCTATAGCTGATGTCAGGGTATCTGTTTTAGCAGACCATCCTTTTGCTAGTAAATTACTAACAAATTTATTTTTTAAGGTATCTGTATCAGTTTCATCTACTTCACCTGGAACAGTTAATATTTCCATATTATCTATTTCACCATCACTTATTGTACCAGGACTTGACCATGTGATTTTGAATTTTTGACCAGCATCATATCCATTAATTTCATTAGATGCTCCTATCCAAAACTCAAAAAATCCTTCATCATTTGTTGTTGTTTGTGGTGCTGTATTTGATGCTATACCACCACTTTCAACACTAAAAACATAAGCAGCAGTAGATGTAGTAGCTAAATATATTGTTATATTAGCTGCATCAACAGGCTGTCCTTCTTCATTTAATAAATAACTCCAATAATGTGCTCTTGACATTATATGCTCCTTGTTTAATTAGATTTTCTTTCTATTCTATACCATAATTTAAGATCAATAGTTGATTTTTTAAATAGTAAGTTATTAAATGTATAGAATATTATGTCATCAGAAGTATCAAATATACCAATTTCCGTTATATCCATATCTTCTGCTGTATTTATATTAGATTCAACATAATAATAATTATCATCTGAAGTTAATGTCGCTGTATATGTATATGTTCCTACAGGTGATTCTAAGTCATTATTAGTTATAGCATCCCATGCATTACTACCAGATGTGCCGACTTTAGCGTAACTAATATTTTCTGTTATAGAAGACATACTAAATGCACTTTTACTAATAGCTTTTATTACAGCATGACCTGCTTCGGCTGTAAAAAATGTTAATGTTACTATATTATTTGTTGTTATAGTTACAGTAGCTGGATACATTAATTCATTACTAGAATTATAACACTGTACTTGAACAGCATAAGCATCTAAATCATGCTCAACAGTCCATAAAGTACTTGCAGATGATTGAGTATGTGTGTATTCACCAGAAGCAACAATACCATATCCTGTAGTATCTTCTATAAATGTTACAGTCATATTATTAGCATCATCAGATGTTATATTTAATGGAAAGAAATGACTATCTGTTAAATCTTCAATTTGTATTAATGGAAAATTATCTGCTAATGAATGTGTTATAGACCATGCTGAAGCACCACTAGATTGAGTATGTGTATAATCTGGTAAAGTTATTACTGCAAGACCAGATGTAGCATATCCAAATGTAACTTTTATTGAATTCATTGTTAAATATTCAATATTAGATGGTATAATTTGTTCTAAATCTAAGCTAAAAAATTGAACTACAACATTTTTACTATCAAGATTATGTATAACATCCCATGATATACTAGCACCTTCTCGTCTATATAATACTTTATCATCCAATATTGTTATTGGTTTACAACATTTAGTATCAACTGTAGCTCCAGTATCATAAAGAGCTATAAAAGACCCTGTAAAATCTGATATTGGTGATAAAAGTAATGAATAATGAGCATATTTACATACAGGTCTTATTTCTTCCCATGCAGCTACAAGACGATCTGATAAATCTTCATTAAAAATATAGTCATTACCATAAGATTCATTATTTAAATCTATTTCAGTTCTATAATGTGGTGATATTACTTTACTTGCAATATCAGGATATGTTCCAAATGATTCATAATATTCAGCACCAGCTCCGGCACTTAATGTTGCTGATCCATAATCAGGATAAGAAGTATATAAATGATCTTCAAAATTATCATTTATATTTTCTGTTATTGACACATCATGCCATCTTTCATATACATTAAGATAATTAGATGTAAAGGGTATAACAGATCTAAAAACAATATATAATGATGAATATGTTCCTTTTCTTTTAAGTAAATCTGGTAATGCAGCAGCATATGATCTTCTATCTAAAATATCCAAATCACTTAAATAATTCATATCATAAATATCATAAATATATTCAAGATATTTTTCAGGAACTTCATCTGGATCAACCATAGACCATGTATTTTTTGACAAATTATAACATTTACTATATATCTTATCAAAAAATAAGCTAAATAATTGTTTAAGATTAGTTGTTCTATTACCTATAGGAAGAGCTTTTAAAGCATTATTATTAAAATTATTACATACTATATTAAATTTACCACTTCCATCGCTTAAAGGATATAATTTACCAAAATATAAAAATATCTTATTAATATTAACATAATCTTCATATTCAGATGTATTATTAATAAATTCACGAATTTGATGCTCTTTTTTTATAAAATAAACATCATATCCAGCATATAATGCTAATTCATCTACAGTTAATATTGATGGTCTATAATTAGTAGTTTCAAGATGAAATTGATAAATGTTATCTGTTGGTGTACCACTTATAGGTATTCCTCTAATTTTATAATAACCATATTTATTAGTAGCTGCAGGTATATTATCATCTTGTTTATCTTTAATCCATAAATCAAGACCAAAACCATACTTTGCTGTTATTCCAGTTTTAGGACCTGTAAGATGGCCTGTTGTTGGGTAATCATATTCATATGGTTTAATAACATCTATAAAATCTTCCATTATAAAATATGGTATATCAATAAATTTACTCATTATGTTTCCTCTGTAAATACACAATCATCTATAGATATTGCAGGATATTGATTACTACCTAGTGTTATTTTTCTTAACTTATTTTCACCTGTATATGTTGATGATGCTACAGTAAATTGAGGATCATTACCTATAGTGTTAGGTTCATATACTGTAGCATTAAGAACATCAATATTTCTTATTATAAGAGTTTGTATTCCCTTTGTTTGATCAAAATCATCTGTTGTTGATTCAATAGTAGTATCTGTTATGAATTCTATTATATCTATAAATGATATAGTTTCATTAAAGCTTCTATTTGTAGTACTAAAAAAGTATGTTAATTTATTTTTAACATCATTAGATACATTAGCAAATGTATACGTTCTTTTAATTTTAATACCCATATCAATTTTAAAATAAATCAATTCAGGTAATTCATAAGCTTCATAAGCACTTAGCATTTTTCTTGGTTCAAGATATACTGAAAGAAGATCTTGATATGTTTCAGACCATTCATAAGGTTCTTCTATACCAGCACTTGCTGCTGATGTTTCTATAGTACTTGTTCCCCATTCATTAGGTATAACAGATACATAAACTTTATTATAATCAGTTACACTCCCAGATGGAGCTACTTCTTGCTCACCCCATACGTTAGCAACATCTACATCAGATCTTGATTCTAAATGAGATATATAATCTTTTGCTGTAACATTTCTATATTGTGAATGCATAACACCTGTTGAAGCATTTACAATCTCTGTTATTGTTTCTGGATCAGCCGAACTTACTGTAGCATCTGTATTAGTTACTGTTAAATAATCATTAGAAGACCATGCTGAAGTAGTTTGATTATATAAAAAATTGGTTTCCGGTAAAGTAATATTATCCGCACCTACAGTACCGGCAGCGCCTAAAGATTTTAATACTGTTACTGTAATATCTTCAGTAGAAGCAGGATAATTTCTTAATGATGAAAATTCTATTAAATATTTTTCATATTTATCATATTTGAACATAAAAACATCATCTTCTGTATAAAGACCTGATAAATTATCATAAAAATCAGATATTCGGTCCCATATATCATCACCTATCTGAACCTGTATTGAAGGTGATTGATCATCTAAATCATTATCATAATCAAAATTTTCATTAGGTAAAAACAATTTATAATTAATAATATCATCACCAGTATATGTATATTCAGTAACATCACCTTGTCTAGCATATAATGAAATGGTATATGGAAATGATGCTGATAAAGGAATTGTTTCTGTATATTCTGCGGTAGTAGAAAATTTTATAACATTACCTGCTGTATCAGTAGCATCTGGACATGTTATTGTTTTCCAAGGTGATACTAAGATAGTATCACCTATAGACACACCAGCAGAAGCGCCTATAGATACTGTAACAGTAGTTGATGCTGATCTATAACCACTAGGATTATATCCTCTTAAATGTGATAACATATGTACTGTTTCGTATGTATCAGCAGTATCAATATAAATATTTTTTGCTAATTTATTTAAAAGAAATGTATTAATATCAGCAAGATATGCCATAAGTTCTATAAGAATTGCTATATTAGAACCTTCATAATTATAATCAGCAAATACAGGGTCAACTTGAAGTTGCTCTTTTATTTTTTGTATATATGTGTTGTAATCTATATCTAAATAACCTGGGACTAATGTAGTCATTTGTACTCCTTATTTCTTTTTTTCTTCTTCTGGATGATTTTCATAATATTGTTTTCTTATATAATGCCAATCATCTTTCATAGCATCCTTATCATTCGGATGATTATAATAATATAATTCTCTTATGCGAGTATTATCATCTTTCTTAGCATTTTTATCTTCAGGGTTATTATGATAATATTGTTTTCTTACAATATTACCAGGATCTTTCATAGCATCTTTATCATTCGGATGATTTTCATAATATTCCATTCTTATACTTTGATATTCATCTGTTTTAGCATCTTTATCATTCGGATGATTGTCATAATAAAATCTTCTTATATGAAGACTTTTATCTTTTTTAGCATCCTTATCATCTTGATTTTTTAAATAATATGCCTTTCTTATATTTACATTGTCATTTATTTTAGCATTAGGATCATTAGGATTATGTTTATAATATGTTATTCTTATTTCACTATCAACGTCTTTTATTGCATCTTTATCATTCGGATGATGGTCATAATATATCCTTCTTACATCATTATCACTATCTTTTTTAGCATCTTTATCTTCAGGATGTTTTTTATAATATTCCATTCTTATACTTTGATATTCATCTGTTTTAGCATCTTTATCTTCAGGATGGTTATCATAATATCTTTTTTTAATACCATAATCATTATCTGTTTTAGCATCAGGGTCATTTGGATGATTTTGATAATATTGTTTTCTTATAATATCAATAAATTCTTTTTTAGCATCTTTATCATCTGGATTATTTTGATAATATAATCCCCTTATTTTAAAGTCAGAGCTATCTTTATAACCTAAACCTATAACATTTGTCCCTGTATCAACATATAATTCAGGATTTATTTCATATGTACCTTTAAACTTCTGAAAAGTCTTAAGCCATGCTATAATTCTTTTTCTAAATCCAGAGACATCAGATCCATAAACTTTTTTCTCTGGATAAAGTACCATATCCTTTTCATTATCTATATTTATAAATTGTTTTATAAGAATCCTTCCTATAGGCTTATTAATATTTTTATCATTTGTATTAATAATATACGCTACTAAAGTACCGTATTTTATATCTTTATGTATATATTTTTGAAACATACCACCTTGTAAGTCCATACAACTTGTCCATCCACGGTCAGTACTCATGCCAGCTAAATCATATGGATGTCTGGATATAACTATAAGCAAATCAGTTTTCTTACCACTAGTTCTTCTCTTGTCATTAATAAATACTTTTAATAGATCTTGTTCTTTATTTTTAGACAACACTTTACCAAGTCTTAATATTTTTTTACCCGACTGTACAATACCTTTCTTATAATTAACAATCTTTAACTTATTAGATTTAATAAAATTATCTATAGCCTTAGGAGGTTTAATGTCTTCTTTATTAGCATCAAAATCAAGGTATATCCTGTCTTCACCTTTAAAGACTTTATTAAGATATGTCTTATATTTTTTAGACAGTATAGCAGGTTTGATTTCTTTGACTTGCTTTAAAGTTAATGCTTCTTGTAAGTATTTGATAAATCTCATATAATTAATCCTGTCTTAATATATAATCTACTGTTCTTGTTTCTGAAAGTGGAAAGTCTTTAATACCATAATCTATTTTTACCTCATATTGATTTGAATCATAGTTAGCATTAATATTTACATTACTAATAATAATTCTATCATCCCATTGCTCAATAGCTTCAAGAATTTTAGTACCTATAGTATAAGCTGTATTCTCATCCATTGGTTCAAAAAGAGTTTGGTATATATTAACAGCAAATTCTGGTAACATTCTTCTACTTCCCTGCATTGTTGTTATTATGTTCTTTAATGAATTTTCAACAGCATCAAATTCCGTATCTCTTGTTATATCACCATCTGTTGCTCTTGATAATTCAATATCTATATCTGAATAAACTGGCATTTTTTATTTTCCTTTTTTCTTACATCCTTTAATATCAATGGTTGAGTTAGGGTTTGAGCCCTACGGCATAAGATTTATTATCTTAAATCTTATAATATATCCTATAATATTTATAAAATCTTTGTAAACTATTGATATATAAGGTCTTACAACATTCTCTTTAATCCCAACATAATATTGTATATCCTTTAATATCAATGGTTGAGTTAGGGTTTAAGCCCTACGGCATAGATTAACTAGCTGTTGAATTTGCTGTCGCTTGCGTCAATGATGCTGATGTTGAATTTACAGCTCCTGTAGTATCTGTACCAGTTTGAACACCACTATGAGTATGATTGTTAAATATATCTATAAGATCTTCATTCATTAATTTTTTTTGTGGCCCTTGTTTTGATAATTCTGACGTACCACTTGTTGATATAAAATTTCCTGTTGCTGTAATCGTTGGAGCTGTTATAGTACAATTTCCTGTTACAGTGATATTCATTGTACCACCAATTGTTTCAGTATGACTTCCTGTAACACTTTTTGTTACAGCACCCTTTATAGTTATATTATCATTGCCTGTAACATCTTTTATCTTATTCCCAGCTATATTTATAGTATCATTACCACCAATCTTTTTTGTCTTGTTCCCATCTATTGTTTTATTTTCATTTGATTTAATATGAATATTTTTATCATTTGTTACTATCTCATATTTATTATTATTATTCTTAATTACAACATCTCCATTTTCAAAAACTTCTATATAAGTATTAGATGGATGATATATATGAAATCTTCTGTTATCTGGTGTATTGTCCATTTCTACAGTCAGACCACCATGTGTTGCTAGTACTATGTTATTTGGATATACTGAATTATATCCTGATGCTGGTTCGTCCCACGTACCACCACCAGCCTTTGATATTGCTAAATCTCTTGCAGCATTTTTAGATTCGACTATAGTACTTGTAGTAACATCTCTTGCTAATTTATGGACATCAGCCTCATTTAATGCATTTGGTTTATGAGGTGCTAATATTTCTGATATTGGATATGTGCCATCAGGATCATTAAAACCTTGCTCTATATCTGGTGCAACAGATGGTATGCCAGGCACAGTAGCAAAATATCTTGGCTGCATTATATTTCCATTTTCAAAAAATAACATTACATGAGATCCCTGTAAAGGAACAGACCATAAACCAAATCCCGACACAGACCCCTCTAATAGACCCATAACAGGCTCAGCCCAAGGTAAGTCATCTGTAGGTATACCTTCAATATCGGTCTTGATTTTAGTGGCTGTATGGACGCCAAAAACTCTTATTCTACATCTACCAGCTTTTAAAGTGTCATCATTTGCTTCAATCACACCGCGATATATACCTTCAAGTTTTTGTCTTGCTAACTGATAATCTTGTGGTTCATTCTTTATCATTATGCACTCCTAACACCTGATATATTAGTCTTAACTGATTTAACAAGTGTCTTATGATGTATATCACTATAAGCATTTTTAATTAATACCATTTTATTTTTATATTGTGGTGTACCATTAGTAAAACTATGAGTTATAGACTTAATAAGATATTTTCCCTTAAGCAATAAATTTGTTTTCTCTTTACCACTAGTACTAAGCCAATTTATTTCTATCATACCACCAGCATATCTTCCTTCACATCCTCTTGTTACAATTGAAACACATTGCTGTAAACAATATTTCTTAATGAATCTGCTATAATATATATTATCAATAATATTAGAATCACTTTCACCATCAAGTACATATCTTGTAGTACTATCACTTATATCAGTAAATAAGGTTTTTTTACCTAACATAGTATATTTAGATATTGAAGTGGAATAATCATAACTATTATTGATAAATGTTTTAGTTTTAAAATTATAGCCTAGTCTATTACTTCCTTTTAAAACGCTAGCTCCTGTTAGATCAATGCTGCTAATATTCCATGATAATATTTTATTTCTAAGATAAAGATTAGCGCTCTCAAATACATACATACCATTATCTTTAGATATACCTGTACCAAAAGATGACATTAATTTTTTTTGTTGTAAAAGTTTTTCAAGTGTTACAAAATTAGTTCCTTTGGTGTTGTTATAAAATAAATATCCAGCTTCACCTAATTGACTACTAGAACCGCGTCTCATCAACCATAATAAAGTTTCTTGCGGTGTCCAGTAAGGCATATAAAAATAATCAAGTGTTTCGTTAGTGTCTTCAAATTCTTCAAATTCTTCAATATCTAACATATCAGTTGCTACATCTGATACTATAGATGATATTTTAGTATCCTTCCATGACTTACTAAATTTTTTATTAGTCAAGTTCATAAAAGTGGTATCAACTATCAGCAATTCAATTGTATTAGCACTTGTTATTTGTGATCCCATATTTTGAGTTATATTATTAACTTTATATATATCAAATTTTCTAATGATATCACTATCTTCACCATAAATAAGATGAATTTTTTCATTACCAGTGAAAGGACCAAATTCAAAAAGTCCTACCATATCATCAAATACAAGTTTACCAACAATACAGAATGACATTATATCTTCTATGAAATAAAAATTCTTGATATCTTTGTTATTTAATGTAACCATTTGATTATCAAGCTCTATTATTATTGAGTATACCGACCCATGATCTTGTTTTTTACTAGTATCTACTGACATATTATAACTCCGATATACTTTCTATTTCTTTTAACAACATATACAAATAACTTTCTTTAAGAACTTTTATTTGATCACCTTCAGACAATTCTTCATATGGATTAATAATATTATTCATCATACATATAACCCACCATAAATTAGATGATCCATAAATTTTAAATGATATCATATCCCACCAATCTTCGTTTTCAACATCATAAGTAAAGTAATATAGAGTATTATTAAGAATGTCATCATTAATGCTATATGATCTAAAAAAATTCATGTATTTAGTATTACTTTCTTCCAGTATATTAAATAGTTTTAAAAATGATACATTGCTGAGTCTATGATCAGTTAGAGTATAAAAATCAGTTGTTACTTTAGTTGCTGCCATAATATCCTTATGTTCTTGTAAATTTTTGTGATATAGCATTATAAGCTTTTGAACTAACTATATCTTTTTTTAATTGAGTTGCTTTTTTTGTTATCATATCTGCTTTACCACTAAATGTGATAGATAATTTACTTGTTTGTGTAAATGTACTACTATATGTAGGTTCTAAATCAACAAATGATAATTGAAGAGTAGCTGATGTAGGATATCCCCATTTATATGGTCCATTATATGTTGCTGTTATCATTTCAAGAGCAGCGTATTTAACTTTTATCATATCACTAGGAAATGATGATATTCTAAACACATAAGGAAAATTAATTTTACCTGTTGGGCCAGCAGCAGCATCTCTTATTGCTTGAGCACTAGAATATTCTTCCAATTTTCTTATTGGCATCATTATATCACATCCAGGATCACCTTCATCAATTAAATTAAATTCAAAATCATATTTTCTCCTATTTGAATCTTGATATACTAAAGGTGTATCTACCTTATATTTTACAGGAGATTCAACACCCATGCCTTGACGAACATTTGTCATAGCTGAATCTATATTTTCAGAAGATCCAAAACTTTTAACAACATCTTTTCCTGTTTTAAAAATTTGGCCTCCTTTTTTAACAAATGTTTTTCCTTGTTTAACCTTTTGTTGAGCCATAGATAAAATAGTCTCATAACTATCCCATGTATGACCTATAGCTTCTATTATAGAATTAGGTGCTAAGAAAGCAAATTGTGTTTTTGTTGTTAAATCACCACTATTAATATTTTTTTCGATACGACAAACAGAACTATCAGGTAATTTAAAAACATCTAAAACAATCCATAAAGACCCTATATGAAATGCATGAGGTACAGCTATTCCACGAGGTCTTCTAATAAAATTACTTGGTCGTAATTTTTCTTGAGCAGCATCAACAAGTCTATTTGCTCCTATCCCAGCTAATCCTTTGACTGATGTACCTATATTCATTATGACATTCCTTTATTACCAATCAACAAACCAAAACTTTCTATTTCATCTTTAATTTCATCTGGTTGTATGTTTTGTTGATTTGAAGTTGATGATATTACATTAACCATAGATTTAGTACCTTCTTTACCTTCTTTAGTTTGCTCTTTAATTAATTTATTTGCTTTTTCTAATTGTTCTGATGATTTTTTATTTAAATCAGCAACATCTTTTTTTTCTTTTGCCAACATTAATGCTTTTTCTTTTTCAATATCATCTATTTTATTTTGAGTTGATGGTACTTTAGTTTTTGTTAAATCTTGTATAGATTTCTTTTTTTCAACATTTTTTTCTTCTTCTTCTTTATCATTACCCCATGCCCAATTCCAAGCATTTTTAACACCACCAGCAGCTTTTTTAGCACCGCTTGCTATAGCACCACCCGCTTTAGCAGCTAATTTAGCACCAGGTACATTTTCTAAAATCCAATCTTTAACTTTGCCTGGAAGTTCTTTAAGATAAGTCCAAAGTTGATCTAATATACTTGGTTCACCGCCTTCTGATGTAGCAAACCAATCAATAATTTTTTTAATACCTTTATATAACATTCTGTATGGCCATGTTATAAAATCTATTGCTTGTTTAGACATATCAATTATAGTATCTAACACAGATTGTCCTGTATCAGATGCAGCAAATTCTGTTGCTTTACCAACTAACCATATAAGACCTTTATATAACATTCTATATGGCCATGTTATAAAATATAATGCCTGTTTAGACGCATCAATTAATTTATCTAAAATACCTGGTCCTTCTTCTCCTTCTTTGCTTGAACTAAAAAAATCTATAATTTTTTTAATACCTTTATAAGCAAGATAATATGGAGCAAATACTATTTTAAGACCTAAAATAGCATATTCTTTAATTTTATCTAATATA